ATCAGAACAGATCTAAAGAACCTTGAAACCCCGGAGAAGTATTATAAAGAGGATACCTACACAGATGGTAAAGGAAAAGTCCGTGAGTGCTTTCAAGTTTCTTTAGATGGCTGTAAGAGGCTCTCTAATAAGCTCAAGGGAGAGTTAAAAGAGGAGTTCCTTATTGCTGTAGGCTTAAGACTAAAAAATGGCACAGAGGGGCAAAACACGAAGCCTGAGAGTGAACCTGAGAAAGAATATACTCTTGAAGAGGCGGCGGCTGAGTTAGGGATCTCAAGGAGGACTCTGGGAAGAAAGATTGATGCCGGAGAAATCCAGACAGAGAAAAGGGAGTATCAACAGATCCTCATAAGAGAGAGATCCATAGTAACAGAGTCAGCTCTTGAGGCATACAGAAAAAGTCTGGAGGTAGAATAAATGTTTAAGTGGAGATTGAGAGCCTGTAGAGTACAGGCTGGATTGTATCAGAGAGAAGCGGCTAAAGCTCTTGGAATCTCTGAGGTATCCCTTGTAAATTACGAAAAGGGAAAGAGTAGCCCGGACATGGATTTAGGGCAGAAAATGAGTGAGCTCTATGGAGTCCCTATGGATATGATGGACTTTACAAAAGTAGGGAATAGAGTAATAAAGGACTAAAGGAGGATATCAGGAATGAGTAAGGATCTGGATGTTAATAAGCTGATGGATAATGTAAAAGCTCTCACTGTAGAGAATGAAAATCTACTGAGGGAGAATGAGGATTATAAGGCTAAGGTTGAAAAGCTGGAGTCTGATATTGAGGGATATAAGAGAAGATGTGAGGAGCTCTATAAGGATAAATGTAAGGTAGAGGTTGCTTTAGCGGATGAAAGAAACAAGTCTAACGCTTATCAGAGAGAAAATGAGATACTGATACGAAAAATTGACAGCAGTTTGACAGTTGAGGAGTTATTACGCCACCTGTCAAAGGGTGGGGGTAATAGTGTTGTAATCGGGATTAAGTAAATGGTAAATGTTTCCTCAGTTTCCAGTAGATTACTAATGAAAGATGGAAAATAAAGGAATATGGTTAGGGAAAAAAGAAAGGAGCCTTATGGCTCCTCTCCCTGTAGCTGTTTTAGTCTGAGTGCTACAGTTCTCAGTACATCTTTATCCTCATCTGACAGCTTTGTAATGAGGTTGATAAGTTCTGTAGAGAGCTTATCTTCTTGTGGAATAGTGAAGTTGAAGAATTGCTCTATAGGAGCATCTAAATAGTTGGCTAAGATCTGGAGCTTTTCCATGTTTGGTAGATGAGTACCGTTACTCCATGAACTGAAAGTAGTATCTGGGACTCCGATAGCCGCCGCAACTTCTTTTTTCCGTTTCCCTTTAACTGTTTGGTAGTAGCTCAGGGCTCTTACAAAGTTGTTAGTGAGAGAGGAATCTTGACTGATATTATCACCTCCTCTCTTAAGGGATATACATATTATACAGCTAAACAGTAGTTTTGTAAAGATAAACTTAAAAAAACTACTGTTTAACAAAAGTTTTTATTGACAGAGCCTCATACTGAGGATATACTGTTAAACAGTAGAAAACCTATGAATTTAGGGGTTCTGGATTTTTTATACCTAAAAACTACTACTAAACAGTAGTTTTTTATAAATCACAAACTCATAAGGAGGATACAAAAAATGGAATTAACAACACTCTACAAACAGTACAGAGCCGCAAAGTTGGCGGCAGATCAGGCGGCAAAAGAAGAGGAAAAACTCAAGAAAGCTCTCAAGAAAGCAATGGAAGAAGCCGGGGTTAAAACCTACACGGATGAGGACGGTTTTCTCTTTGAGAGAATCGTACAGAACAGAAAGAGCATGGATGAAAAGGGTGTGCTGGAGAGCCTCAAAGAGAAAGGTCTTACTCAGTGTATCAAGACAGTTGAGGCAGTAGATGAGCCTCAGGTACTTAAGGCTATTGAAGCCGGGGAGTATTCCGCTGAGGAGCTCCAGAAATACCTCACAGTCAAAGAGGTTGTGATGTTGAAACTCACAGATCCGGCAAAAGTCAAGAAATGATAACTGTCTGGAATACTCCCATAGCGGCAAGCGTGGAGCAGATCCTCAGGGATCTCAAGCTCATGCTTTTCGCTGAGGGGTTGCTCAGGGATCAGAACAATACCGGATCTGATGTGATGGTTACTTGTCCATTCCACAAGGGAGGGCATGAAAGAAAGCCCTCCTGTGGTGTGAGCCTCAAGGAAAAGATAACGCCGGATAAAACCTATGAGGCTGGTACAGTCCACTGTTACACCTGTGGTTATACCGCTGACCTCCCTACTTTTATCAGTGATCTGTTAGGGATGGGAAACCCTATGGAGGGTTTTAAGTGGCTGGTAGGACATTACAACTACTCAGCAAATGACCGGGAAGAGATTCAGTTTAATTTCTTCCGGGGAACTGATGAGGGACAGGTAGCCGCTATGGATGAGGGAGAGGTTGAGGAGTATCACAAGAACCTTTTGAGGAGTTCAAAAGCTCAGAACTATCTCAGGGGGAGATGTATAAGCCGGGATGTGATGGAGATTTACAACTTAGGTTTTGATCCAGCGGATGAGGTGGTTTTATTCCCGGTCTACTCCAGAAAGGGAGATGTGCTCTTTTACAAGAGCCGCTCACTGGTGGGAAAGCACTTCTTTAATGCAAAGGACATAGACAAGACCGCCGCTGTTTACGGACTCTATCAGACCTTAGAGGCAAAGATCCCGGACAGTACAGAGATCTGGTTAGTGGAAAGTGAGATAGATGCTTTAAGCCTTGTTTCTAAAGGTATTTTAGCGTGGGCTTTCATGGGATCAGATATCTCAGAAAAGCAGATTAAGGAAATGTGTCAGAGCCCTTATAGGAGATTTGTCATAGCTACAGACAATGACGAAGCCGGGAGGAAAGCGGCAAGACGGATAAAAGACAAGCTCATACCTTTAGGCTTTCGCTTTTTCAATCTCAAGTGGCTTACAGATCTCAAGGATGTAAATGAGCTGATTCAGAATTACGGAGATGATTTTGAGGATTATCTCCACAGGTATTAAACAGGAGGAAAACAGGATGAGAACAGGATTATATAAAGGATTAAGCAATGAGGAACTGGTAGAACTGTACAAGGCTGGAGAGTCTGATGCTTTTGAGGCATTACTTAAAAACACTGAGGGACTGAGAGCTACTTTAGCTCAGAGATACTTAAACATTCCGGGTAGTGAGTTTGAGGATCTGATGAGTGAGGGAGCTATAGAGATGCTCTCAGCTATCCAGAATTTTGACAGCAAAAACTACAGCTCCTCTTTTAGTACGTTTTTGTATTCAGCTATCTCCCGTCATTATAACGATATGTTTACAGCGGCAGTTTGCGAAAAAAGAAATCCGGGCTGTTTTGTACAGAGCTATGAACAGGTTAATTCTAACTCAGAATATGAGGAAGATGGGGACAGCTTAGGATCATCTGAGTTTTCTGTAGAGTGTGAAGATTACAGCATGGTAGAGATCAGAGATCTCCTGAGTAGACTCAAGCTCTCAGATAAGGAGAGAGTAGTGGTTAATCTTCTCATGGCTGGAAATAGCAAGCCGGATATTGCCCGGAGGCTTGGAGTAAAGACTCCCTCTGTACATAGCTATGTAAACCGTATTGCAACAAAGATAAATTTATCCGGGGCTTATGCCTAAAAACATCCCTCCTCTCTGGTTAATACTATTTGAAACAAGACAACAGGAGAGGAGGTAACACACATGAGAAAGCGTTTAAATGTTTTACTGGCACTGGTTACGGGAAAGGCTATTGTGATTGCTCAAAGTCCTGAGGAAAAAGTAGCGGATGTGTTAGTAGGAAAGAATGTTTCTAAAAAGTATGCAGTCAGTAGCCTGTATAGCACTTTAAAGGCTATGGCACTGTAAATATAAACAAAAACAGGAGGATACAGGAACAATGGGAAAATCATTAGGAGAGTTAATTAACAAGTATGAGAGTCAGGGCTTTTCAAAAGCTGGTTGGTTTTCACTGAAAGATGATGGAGACTCAGCAACAGTCAGAATGTTACATAAGGGAGCTATCGGTACTGAGCCGGACGGATCCCCTAAGTATGATCTGGATGTATTTGAGGTACATAAGCTGGATGTGGATGGATCAGGAAGAGACAGAACTGTACTTTGCAAAGGAGAGGGCTGTGAGCTCTGTAAAGCTGGAATTAAGTCACAGCTTAGAATGTTCTTACAGATGGTTAATCTTGATGAGAAAGATAAAGAGAAACAGCTCCAGCTCTGGGAGAGAGGTATCACAGACATTAAGCAGATCTTAGGTATCATTGAGGAGTATGGAGATCTCAACGCAAGAGACATTAAGATTAAGAGATCCGGGGCTAAGGGTAGCATGAAAACTACTTATCAGTATTTCCCTAAAGATAAGACTGAGAGAGAGTTACCGGAAAAGCAGAACCTTGTAGGCTCCCTGATCTTAGACTTATCTCCTGAGGATCAGATCAAGGCTATTGAGGGTAGACTGGAAGTAAAGAAGAATAACAACAATGAGGGCGGCGGCTCATCTGATGGAGCTGGAGACAGTACCAGAGTATTTTAAGCTGATGGGAGTGAGGCGGTAAAGTTTCACTCCCATTTTTATAACAGGAGGAAACAGGATGGACAGAAAAGGACTGGAAATAAATATGAGCCGGGAAGAGGTCGGAATGGATGATATCAGTAAAAGACTGGTACATAATAAAGTGTGTAATGTAACAGTAAAGAGAAATAAGAATAAGCTGGAGAACGCTCTTGCAGTTATTCAGGAGCTTGTAAAATCTGGCAGACTTCACGCAGAGGGAGAGGTTGAAACTATCAGGACTCCAGAGAGATTAAAGGAGTACATGGATCACTGTAAGCAGTCTGGAGAGTATGTACTGGACGTAGAGACAACAGGGTTAGATATTTACAATGATATCCTTGTGGGTATCTGTTTATACACTCCGGGAGAGACAAGTGCTTATGTTCCATTTAATCACACAGATCTCCAGAATGTAAGAGTTGCGGATCAGATGAGTGAGGAGCAAGTGAGGGATATAGTGATCCCTTATTTACAGGATCAGGAGCTTAGATGTATTAACCACAATATCAAGTTTGATAATAAGAAACTGGCGTGGGATTGGAAACAGATCATAGTAAATATTTACTGGGATACCCTGATAGCTGGTTATGTCTTAAATGAAAATGAGCCTCACGGATTGAAGCCACTCTATAACAAGTACATCCTCCACGGTAAAGGATCCTCTGAGGATTATGGGGATCTGTTTGAGGGGATCCCATTTAACTATGTTCCTATTGAGGTAGCTACTGTATATGGTGCGAATGATGGATTTAAGACCTATGCTCTGTATAAATTTCAGGCTCAGTATCTTAGAGAAGATCATCCCCGTGAGGACTTTAGGAAAATGTATTATGTTTTCCGTGAGGTAGAGATGCCTCTGATCCCACTCTGTACTGATATGGAAATGAGAGGGGTAGAGATCAGAGAG